TTCAGCATTTGCTTCTGTTTCAACTTCTGTTTCTTCTTCTACTTGTCCTTCTGGATCTGCAAAAGAAAAATCAGCTTCTTGTGTTGGTTTACTAAACACTGATTTAGGTTTACTATCTTCAGGAACTGTTACACTTTCTGCACCAGCTGCTCCATCAAAAAGAGAATCTAAATCAATATTTTCTTGAGTAACTTTACTCTCAACTGTTTTAGTTTCTGTTGCCATAATATTGTTGGTTTTTGTAATTACTAATTCTTACATATACAATATACAAATATTTCCACAAATAAACTTACAAAATGCACAACCTGATTTTCATTTTGTGCAGTATATAGCTATCTATGTTTTTCTTATATTATAAATATTAGAAAAGTTTAGTTTTCAGATTTATTATCACCTTTAACATCAAATCTATTTTTGTTTTCTCTAGCTATTTGAAGTTGTTTATCTGCTATTTCTCTTCTTGCAGATAATTCTTCTCTTTTAATTTGAAGTTTGGCTTGGTCATTAGAGTTTTTGACAGCTGCTTGTTCTCTTTGGAAGTCCATTTTTTCTCTGTCTTTTCTTTCTCTTCTGATGTTTTCCATTTCATCTTGATAATCAGAACGTTTGTTCTCATTTATATCAACCATAGCTCCATAACCTGCAGATCTGATTTGTGCAACCTCAACATCTTTTTGACGTTCTTTATCATTCTCCATTGATTCATACTCACGTTTGAGTTGTTCTTCTTGAGCTCTAGCTTGAAGCTGTTGTTCTTGCATTTCTCTTTGCTGTTGCATTTCTTGTTCTCTAAGTTGCAGTTGTTTAGTTTCTGCATCTTTCAAGATATCTGAAACTTCAGCAATAGAATCTGCTTTGATTATATTACCAAGATCATATATGCTAGCACCTGATGTGTTATTTTGAATTGCTAGTTGTTTCAACTGCTCAAGTGTAGCTCTGTGATTTGTTTTAGTTGTTGCAAAGACATTAAAGTCTCTTAATAAAAGATCAGTACCATTTATAGTAAAGTTTACTTTCTCTGCCTCTGAGCTTATATAAGATAGTCTTACGCTTGGATTTGTACTGTAGTAGTACTGTGATAAGTCTGTACGCATCTGATGCACCCTTGGCATTAAATGATCAGAGTGTTGTGTGAAGTAAATCTCTGTTTGTGCATATGATTGATTCAGGGCTTGTGTAATACCAGTTGCAGTTTCATTACCCATAGGTGCACCTAGTCTTTGAGGATTTATACCAATGGCATCAAATGCTTGTTGTTTAAAATAATTAGCTAATTGAATACGTGACATCAATCTATTAGTCTGCTCCATGTTTAGAGTTTGATAATGATTGAAGTTTGTTGCATTCTCTGTATTAGTAATTGATGTATCTAATGGAAGCATCTGGAAATCTTTCATTGCAACAAATGCTTTAGCATAGTTACCCTTACCCCAATCTTCTCCCATAGAGTGTCTTGGTAATGCATTCTGATCAAACATAATTACAGTACCAAGTTCATCAACTAATATATCTGCAATCTGATTGTTTACCATGTTATATCCAACCTGATAAGCTTTCATAAGATCTACTAAAGATGTTGATCTAGTATTTCTATCAGAGAATACACGTCCTTCAATTGGTAATTTACATCCATACAAAGAACTATCTCCTTTAAATTGGAAAGGTATTCTCCCTGGTTTTTCTCTATTAATTCCTAAATATATAGGATTGATATTATTGCTGGCATCTGATTTCCAGAATGCCGGTAGATTTGGTCCAATCTTAACACCACCCCATACTTCATTAATCCAAATCCAATCTATGTGCTCACCTTGTACTAAATTCTCTTTGGTCTTGTTTTTAAATATAGTTGTGTCATACACAGGTTTCTCTGTAACCTTGAATGTCTCATCTATAATCTCCTGAATTACCTCCCCTTCTTCTGTGATTTTTGTTAGGTGTCCAACTTTACGTTGAGTTTTCCAGTATACTGTGGTAACTCTCATTAAGGACCCTTCCCCCCAATTAGGTAAATCATCTCCCTCATTAAGAATAGAACTGATGATATCACCCCCATATTCAGGAGCACTGTTCCAATTACTAGTGAATTGTCTGTAAGCTAAACTTGGAGCATTTGTATTCCACTCATGTGATTTAGTAGGATCATAGTATGCACCGTCATTCTGATAACCAGATACTTGATATCTGCCAGATTTAGCAGGATAAATCTCTTGTAATGATTCTAATTGCTTTTGATTCATTAGATAACCAAATCTATCAATCACATCAGCAACTGTCATTAGATCTATTTTACCAGCATAGTTAGACTGAGAAATGTATCTTGCATCTGGTGACTTCTGATAGAAAGTCAATACAGGATTCCATAACTCTAGTTCATAATCATCCTCCATCATTCTAAAATGCCAGAACTCTCTATCAGTAATAAGCATATCACGGAAAGCTCTTTCTTCTAATTCTTGCATTTTAAAACGCTCTGTGTCTACATTAAGTTGGTGTGTAGCCCACTCTTCAACTAAACTTCTATAATCTTTACTGAAGAAGTCTTCTATTTCAGGTAAGGTTTTTAAACTTTCAGGAGCTAGTCTTTGTTGTATTTCTGGGTCATTTGGATCTGCACCCATTTCAATCATCTTAAACAAAAGTTTTTGCTCTGCATCAGCAAGCAAGTTCTCTTCAATAAGAGCTCTTTTTTGTTCAAGCATTTCATTGTAAGATAAATCATCCACTGCTCTAAATTGTACTCTGCTAAATCTTTTAGAAAATTCACCAGTTAATACATTTACAACATTTGGAATAATAGGATAAAACTTTAATTCTAAAGCTGATTCATCTTCCTTTGTAAGAACATTAACTAAATCTTTGTACTCATTATCATCCTCAACAATATAATCTGTCTTGTCAATAATACCTTTAGCTAACTTATAGTTCTTTAAAAGTTTGCGTGCATTTTGTCTTAAGAACTGCATACCTTGCAATTCAAGCCAATCTAAGTTCCAAGCCGCCCAGTTATCATCCTTCTTTTTGGCAGGTAAAAATTGTATAGGCTGTGTGAGACTAGCTGTAGTAGGATAACCGCTCTCAGCTTTTGCCCCATTCTTCAATTGCATTGCATTAAATACCTTCATACTTATCTAAAATTTTTGTAGGCAGACCTTTTAATTTTTTTACCACCAATACTAGTTTTACCCCGGCCTAAATTTTTAAACGGACTATACTTTAATTTATACAAATTTTTTGAATTATCCAAGGAATTATCTGATTCTGACTCTCTTCTTTTCAAATATCCACGGTTTGACTCTTGAATTTTGGCAAAAGCTACCAAAGCAGAGAAAGCCACCAATCTATCCACGTTTAACCCAGGGTAATAAGCTAACATTTCTTTTAGAAGCATAGGATCTGGTATTCTTTCAATACCTAAAGTATTACTTAATACATTACCATCTTGATCTGTTTCTATATCAATCTCTTCTCTAAGGAACTCAATTGCATAAGATATCAAATGACTTTTAAATAAAGTACCAGTATTCTTCCAGCCGTATTCTTGATATACGGTTCTATTACTACCTAGATCTTTTAAAAACAAAATCTGTTGTTTAGGTACAAGATATTTTTGTTTCTTCTTGGCAATCATGTGCTGTATAAAAAGAGATATGTTATTCTCAACAAGAGTCCAAGCATTATACCATTCTATAATTAACTCTAACTGCTCATGTGTTTTATTGATATCATCATATCTACCACACCAGGCAGCTACAATTTTGGCTGGTTCAATAAACTGCTCTAATCCAGCTGGAGTTTCTCTTGTAATCTCTACAGAATTCTTATAAACAAATATGCTACACAAAGAATCTGATGTAGTTGTCTTACCTTCTGATACGGGGTCAATAGAAGCATAATAAGCACCAAACTCAGGATTAGCTACAGGTCTTTCCCATACAACTAAACAACCAGTTTTATCCTGTGCTTTTTTATTTACAGGAAACTCTGATATAGGAAGTTTCTGTGAACGCTTTGCTTCTATTCCTGCTTGCGTTCTTTCAAGTTCAATATGCTCATATGCATACTCTTTGTCTTCAATCTTCTTAAGTTGTTTAGATAATATACCTTGTGGAAAAACAGATTCTTTTCTATAAGCAAAAGCTTCAGCAATATTAGTTGGTTTCTGTGAAATACGTAATTGATATTGTTCTGGATTAAGATCAGCTTTCCATTTCTTTCTTTCTAATCTAATAGCTTCTAATGCTTGTTCTATAAGTGAATTACCATACTTATCAATGTGTGGTGGCATAGACCATTGTTCTGGTATAAACAAACCAGCCATGTTGATTGTACCATCAGCATCCATTAAATTAGTTTCTACAGCATATATATCATTTGCTGTAGGATTTAGTATCATATCCTTAAGAGGTTCACACTGATCCAGATCACCCACAGAACCAGCTGCTATGAACATACCAGTTGTAACCATGCCTGATGACATTGCAGGACGTAAATACTCATAGGTCTGCATCATCTTAGGTGCAATACCTGCCTCCTCATGAAAGAAGTAAGTTGTTGGACCACCTACACCCGTTGTAGCGTTTTTCTCAAAGGAAGCACCCTGTATTTTAGATTTAAGACCTCTAGATGTTTTTCTATTGCCAACTTTCACCTCAATCTGTTGTTGCCACAATAGAACTTTCTCTGGGTTACTGGGCCTATACCAGGCAGTATGCTCATTAAGAAATGTCTTATATTCATCTAGGAACTTCCATGAGCCTTTATCATTTATATAATCTTTTAGTGATGCACCAATTTTACACGTACTACCTTCTTCAAACCAGTACGTATTAATAATCTTACCCATGTGAAAGTAAGAGGATGCAATCTGACGTTTCTTTAGAATAGCAGAGTGCTTATAGTTAAGCTCAGCTAATAGCTCATAAAGAGCCATATGATATTGAGCATCCCTTACTTTAGCAAAACCATACTTCTTCTCTTCTTTATCATAGATTGGAAGAAAGTTTAACCACATGTAATAATCTCTGGTAAGAAACCATGTATTAGATTTATCTTTGTAAATAACTCCTACACGGCATTTATTCTTTTGATCATCCCAGTAGTTTATAAAATCCCTAGATCTAAAAGGAGCACCACAATAAAAACCATCTTTGTTGAAGTTTCTAGCTTCTTGATTAAACAAAAAAGCTGTTTCATTGAAGTTATATAATCCCGGTTCTTTAAATATAGAAAATATAAAATCAGTGAAGTCTTCTCTTGTTTCAAAAGAAGTGGTTGTCCATACTCCGGATTTATATGTTGGGATTTCAATAAACATTAATCAATAGTCTCAATTACTGCAAATACATCACCTGCATTAATCAAGTAATGATCTTCTCCTTCATGTTTCATTTCAGTTGGTACACAGTAATCAGCATATTGAATAAGATTTCCTATCTTGATCTCTTCTACTTCAGCACCCACGGCTATTACATAACCTTGATAAACTTTTTCTAATGCTGAATCTGGAATTATAATACTAGTACCTGGTATTGTTCTTTGTGCTTCTTTAGGTTTTATTAGAACCTTTTTCCCTACGGGAACTATTCTTGTTTTCATTTTTTGTTTTATTTGGTTTTAAATCAACGGGTTCATCCCAATAACAGAATACCCACTTTTCTTTTTTAGTAGTCATTACATTTGATCATAAGCTAAACCTGCACCACCACGGACTTGACTTTCTTGTTCTTCTTTCATATCACTAAAAGCTCCTTTGTAAGAGTTTCTAATTTGTTCAAACTTGGCTGCAGCATTTACAAGAGAATTAATATTTCCATCACGTCCATGTTCAATCTGTGTGGTTTCCATATATCTAGCTAGTCTATCAAGCATAGATTTAATACCCACATACGCTCTATAGGTTGGAGTTTCATAAAGCTTTCTGCACATGTCCAATGAATATCTAATTTTAGAATCTTCAGTTGATTCTTCTAGTCCAACCTGTTCTACTATAATATCTTCTTTTTCATGTTCTGGTAAATTAAAAAATGGGTTTAAATCTGGATTAGGACAAGACATATAAAATAAATATTGATATATACTCATGTATGTATCAGGATATTCTTCCATCAAGTCCTTTAAAAATTCTAATGTATAACAATGTTCAGTTGGTATAACTTTACCATTCTGTACGTCAAATAATCTTACTATCATGGTTGAGGTGTATTTTCAATAAATGCTTTTATTTCACTATAAGAACCTTTAACAAGATAAGGACCAGTTAAAGAAGCTGCAGTTCCAGTTGTCACTAATACTGTAACATCATCGTCTGGAGTATTATTCTCATATACTAATCCATAGTATGATTCAATAAAATTAGATTCAACAGTAATTAAACTCTCTCTATAAGTAACGGGTCTTTCTGATATCTTATCTAATTTTGTAAATTCTAATTTTGCCATTATTTTTTATTGTCTTTGAACCACATTATAAGACTATTAATTTCATCTTTTAAATATGGTAAGTTATACATTTTAATCTCTTCAATAACCGGTTCACCATTAACACGTTCATTGATTGGATAACCATTCTCATCTACCCCAACTTGTTTAAATTTTACATGCTGAATGGTAAGTTTACCAATCTTCAGTTTAGGGTTGTGCTTTTTAATAATATACGCATAAATACTGAGTTGTAGGTTATAATGGTTCAAATTACAGTCATCTAAATGACTAACTGGATTATACATTTTAGATGTTATACCTTCCCAATTAGTAAATCCTTTTTCCTTAATTTCTTTATTTGTCTTGTAATCTGTAATATTAATATACCCATTTACAATCTCCACTAAATCTGCTTGTCCACATAATCCAACCGACTTTAAATAAACCAAATGTTCTGGATATACTCCGTCTTTTAGTTTCTGAAAAGGAGCAACTTTAGCACCATTATCTTCATCAAATAAAGGTTTTACAATAGGTAGCTCTACACCATGTCTTTCAATGGTCTTAAAGTCAAGCATATCTGCTTCTCTTTGGTTATGATACCAATTACCTAATCCAATTGCTCTTTCTGTTTCCTTATCCCAAGCAGCAAGTATTTCTTTTTCAGTCATACCATACCACTTAGATCTTTTATTCTTAGCTGACTTCTTTGCTTGTGCCTTAGCATCAAACTTAGGTTTAAACATACCAACAAAAGAAGTTACACTAGTCCAGTTTATTTTATCTTGGTCTACACTTTCATAAACATGACCTTCTTCTTTAAATACTATTGCCATATTATTTTAGTTTATCATTAGTTGTTGTTGTAGTCCAAATACCAATTTCTTTAAGGCTTTCAAAATCATATGTACTACTAACATCACTATTTGTTATTCTATATGCAATAGCGTCAACTTCTGCTCTAAGCAATACAGTTGCCGCTTCTTGTGTGATCATTTTATATTTCAAAAGATCTTTTACTATTTCTGAAACAGTCATAATTATAAATTTAGTTGTTCTTCTTGTTCTTCTGTCATTAAAGCTGACCACTTACCTTGTGGACATTCTGATGATAATGACCTAGTTTTAAATTTCAAACTACAACCACAGTCTGAGCAACATGGTTGTGTTCCAGGAGCAAAACAGCTATCTCCTTGATTATCAAGTAGTTCACATTCATTACAGATTTTCATTCTTTCTTCTGCAACAATCTCCACTTCTTTTTTGGTAAAAAGTGTTCTATAAACACCCTCACCAATCTTATCAAGATTCTTAAAAGCCTCTATTAGTTTACTTAGATTCATTTCTTTTCTGTTTAAACTCTCTTCTTTCTTGATCTACTTTGTCAATCATACCTTTCATGTTTTCCATTCTTTCAAGTCTTTCAACTACTGTTAGATGTTTTTCATATCCATCATACGTATTCTTAACAAGATTACCAAGCATACTCTTATTCTTCTTAATACTCTTATTGAGTATTTTCTTCCTAATGTGAAACGTACCTAAACCAGTTACGTTTATACTAGGATAAGTTAAATTAGAAAGGTGCTTTCTAAGTTTACCAAAGTAAAAAGTTATAAAATCATCTACAACTTCTGGGTGTACACCTACCTTTTCAGCAATACCTTTCTTAAAATCTTTATGACTCTTGGGTCTCAACTCCTAAAATTTTATAATCTAATAAAACAGTTCCTGACGTTTGTACATTCATTTCTTTATTCAAGAAAATTTTCTTTCTATTTTTACCGTCTTTGATTACAAGATTTTTCTTGCTTGCTTTTGTAATTGCATTACGTGCTGACTGAGGACTTTTAAAAATCCCCAGATCAGTCACGTGAAGGCAGAAAAAAGTAAGCTCTACTTCTCCACTCTTTGCAAGCTCAGCCAAACACTTTAAATCAGAGTTGCTGATCTGTACTTGATTAAAGAAGCAGTAAGTAACAATCTGATACTGTATTGTAGTGTCAAGATTTACTTTAGCCTTTTGATCTACTTTATTTACTAATGCCATATTATAAACTTAATAACATATCAATTAAGTCTGGATGTGGGTAACAATCAAACTTGTCTCTTCTCACATTGGTGTGAGTTAAAAGACCCTTAACTTTACCATAGTAAGCATCCTCTTGAAATTCAAATGCTTTGTTTGGTCCAAACTTTTTAATCCATTGTACTAATCCAATACGTATATCTACGTTATCTCTTTCAGCAACATATTTAAGCCATTTCTCTAACTCTTCTATTTGTCTTGCAGAATAGTTATGCCAATAGGTGTAACCTCTAAAAGGTTCCTTCAATGTACATACTTGAGATTCATGAGCCTTTTGGCCAGCATATGTCTTTAGATCTTTTGTCAAATAACCAAAGTTATTAATCTCAATACCTAAAGAGTGACGGTTCATAAAGCCACTACCTGTTTTTCCTAGGTGCCAACCATATCCTCCTTCAGGAAATGCTTGTACCATAACACCATCATACTCATCATCACCATTTGTGATCTTCTGACCCCCTAGTACAAATTCAGTGGCTACACGCCCCCTGCTATCTCTACCCCAGTGATCAACAGTTTTATATGGATTATTCCATCCTGCTGTATGATGTAAGAAAATATAGTCATTACTAATAGGTCCATCTAGGTATTCCCCTTTTGGTAAGTAATGTCTATGAATAGTTTGATCATATGGAGTTGTAAAGTATTGCTCCATAGTATCAGTGTCTTCATCAATTGCTTCAGTCTCTGGTCCTCTACTAAGAAGTAAAGTCCATGTGTCATTTCCTACAATACCATCTGCAGTAAGACCTGAGCCTAATTGAAATCTAATTACGGCTTTTTTAGTACCAGGACCAAAAATACCATCAACGTTAATCTTCAATGCTCTTTGTAAATTTCTAACTGCGGCTCCCTTAGAACCTTCTCTTAGCATTTCCATTATGTACGTTTTAGTGTTCTACGAGGTTCTTCAGACATAGCAGCTTCAAATTCTCTTTCAGCTTCACTCATTTCCTCATCAGACTCTTCTTGGCCTGAACCAAAAGCCTGTGCTAAAAACATTTGTGCTTGTACACGTTCTGCACGTGCCTTCTCAACATCTCTAAGTAGTTCTTCATATTCTCTTTGAACCTTAAGATGTTTGATGTTCTCTTTGTAGAAAGCAGTGATCTCCTCTCTACGTTGCTTCAACTCTTCTTTAGAGAGTTCTTGCGGTTGTTCTTGTTCTGACATAATTGTTGATTTTATATGTTCAGTAACAAATATAACAAACTAAGTTTAAATACAAAAAGTTTAAAGGATTATTTTTACTCCTACGTGTAAGTAATTGAGATTACGATTTATTTGAAGTACGCTTGCAGAACTATAAATCCTTCTATAAAGCCTATAATCAAAACCAGCTCTACCAATCAATAGACTTGAGTTATGATTTAATCTATATGCGGGCCCTATATACATTCTAGATCTACCATAAGGTATCTCATACTGCAAAAAAGAGTAGGTAGCACCATGATGACCATCTCCCATAGCCAGTACACCTACAAACATCCTATCATACCCTACTTCAGCTACAACTCCAGCTGCATGTAAACATGCTACATACCCTATAGCAGCAGACTTATTATTATCCAGTAAGTAATTCTTAGGTGATTTATAAGGGGTACACTCCTGTGCATACGCAACATTGCATAACAGAATGTACAATATTGCAATTAGTTTGTACACTACGCTGTAAGCATCTTGTGTATTACAGCACATTTCTCATATTCCTCTCTTTCCTGAAAGTATATGATTATATTCTCTAGATCATTGCTAGTGGGACCGTTCTCAACGTCATGAGCCACGGTTGTGACCCCGTCAATAGCACCCTCATTACGAATAAGCAACTCATCAAAGGTTACCTCCCTAGTAATAATGCTATAAGAGTTATTAAAGGCCAAAGCAATTAGTTCTTCTTCTTGCTCTATTTGTTCTATCTCTGAAAGACCCTCAAACATAGGATCATTCCAATCATCATAGTTTTCTTCATTATGGTCCATAATACTGTGCTTTAGAAATCCCTTATAAACACAAGATACAAAAATAAAAGGGGGTTAAGAAATTTTTATACCCCCAAAATTTGGGATCTGCTCCTCTACCAGAGAGAATTATTTTTCAACAATGCCCCCACGGTACTGCAAAATTTGTGTGTTTTAAGTTCTGAGAGGGTCATACTATACAACTCCCCAGCAACATTACGCGGTTAGGGTACCCCCGCACAAGTGGTACCTATCATTTAAACATATACGCTTATGTATTTTTACAAATTCACTCAAACAAAGAAAGGCATTGTCACAAGCACAGAGCCTCTCACAGGACTTAACACTACTACCAAGATGATTGGTGGTGTAGAAGTACCAGTCAGAGAACAGACTGGTGCAACAGGAGATGTTAAGTTTGGATTTACTGCTATTAGCCCTGAGCTAGCAAGCAAGATGAATCTGCAAGTTGGTGATAAGCTCCCATTGGAGTTGACTGACAAGCAGGTGGTGAACAACGTAACAGGAGAGGTAGTACCTAACCTGTACTGGGCTCACTAAGCCAAAGGGGAAGTGTAAAAGCTTCCCCAAAGGAAACCTGCTACAGGGACTTATTACCCCTCACATATTATCCCACTCACACACTTGCTACAGACACTATTTATCCCTCTCCCCAGCCACATCATGCTATTAATCATAAAACAAAAGCATATGTATTTTTACAAGTTCACGCAGACTGGCAAAGGTATAGTAACCAGCACTGCTCCATTGAGCCAAACAATGGAAACAAAACAAATTGGCGGAATTGAAGTACCAGTACGTGTACAAACTGAAGATGTGAAATTTGGCTTTACGGCAATTGATGCCAAGTTAGCCGCTTCTATGAAGCTACAAGTAGGTGACAAGTTGCCACTTGAAATCACAGATAAGCCAGTAGTAAACAACATTACTGGTGAAGTTGTACCCAACTTATACTGGGCACACTAAGAAATTGCAGTGCAGGGGTGTAAAAGCCCTTGCACTTATTATTTCACTGCAAAAACTATTTATTTGTGTGTTGCATTGTGAATGTGTGGTCAAAAACACCACATATACCCACTTTCTTACACACTCTACTTATTGTATCACTTAAATATATAAATATAGCTATGAAAGCTACTAAGACAATGCTTATTGCCATTGGTACTATGTTACTTACATATACATTACTTGGCTTACTTATCTATGTACTATCTTCTACTGTATCATATAGAGAAGTATTAGTACACCCG